CAAACTCCAGCAGCCGGAGGTGAGCAGGCGCTATTGATAAATGGCGCTCTTGCATCTGGTGGAATCGTTGTATTCGATACGGCTCGCCAGGTGGTGTTCGCTTTTGCTGCGGATGAGTCAGCCAGGAGATTCCTGGTCAGCGGCACCAGGTTCGATGGAAAGCAACTCGTCGAAGCAGTTGCCGGAGAAGCAGCCACAGCAACCACGGTGAATGCTTTTGCCACCGTCACCGAGATCTTGATCGATGGTGATTCGGCTGGAGCGATCACAGTTGGTACTGCTTTGATCGTATCGACTTCCTGGTTGCCGCTGGACTATATCCGGAATCCGGTGAATGTCGGCCTGGTGATCACGATTGGTGGTGCAACAGATGTCACCGTTGAGCTTACGTTGACCAATCTTCTATCGGCCAGGGGCAACTTCCCCAAACCGACGAGAAATGCCTGGTTCGGCTCCAAGTTCGATGTGGTCTATCCGGTGGTGAATCCAATCGATCACGATTCCCTGGTGAATATCGCGGCTAATGCGTCAGGCAATATCGCTTTCCCGGTGAACGCTCTGCGTCTTGTCTCGAATGCGGTAGTGGTGACTACTCCAGTCTTGATGGAGGTCTTGCAGGCCGGTCATAGGGGAGGTTAATCATGTCAGTTACGGGCACGTATATTACTGACCCGGTTCTGGCTGATTACACCGACGAAGCGGTTGAGAGAGCTGGTCTGAATCTCCAGGAGATTACAGGTCAGCATCTCATCTCGATCCGTCGATCGGTTGGATTCGTGTTGGCACGATGGTCGAATAAGGGCGGTCGCCAATGGACGTTTGAGCAGATACAGCATCAGACGACTATTGGTGAAACCGAGTTCGATCTGCCGGTAGGCACGATCCAGGTGCAGACTGCTGTGCTGCGTCGTTCAGCAGGAGTCTTTCCTGCGGGAATCGTCACGGACACGGAGATGTATCCCATCTCCAGGTCAGACTATCTGATCATCCATGACAAGAATCTGGTCGGCAGGCCGGATCGATACTTTATCGATCGTCGTCGAGACACACCCAGCGGTGCCAATCCGGTGCGAGTTTTGTACTGGCTTGCCGCAGAGAACAACACTGATGAGATCGTCATGGATCTGTGGAAGCAGATGCAAGATCCAGGCAACGCACAAAACACTCTCGATATTCCGTTTCGTTTCCAGGAAGCGTTCGTTGCAGCCCTGGCTGCTAAGGTTGCTCAGAAGTATTCGCCGGAGAGATTCCCTGAGCTGATGGCTGAATCTGAAGTTCTATTCCGAGAAGCCGATGACGAAGATGCAGATACCGCACCGATGGTGATATCGGTCAATTACGATCGTTTCTACGGGAGAAGGTAATGGTTAGCAGAGCGAATTTGAATGGTCGGCCAAAGATGGGAGGTGTGCTAGGCAAAGTATTCAAGCCGCAAAGGCAGCGACCACCAAAGGTTTCAGTTCCTCCTGAGACAGGTGGCGCAGGATTAGCCGGTATGGTTAGACGATCCCAGGGCAGGGCCGATGGAGGTGGAGTGAGCGGCCTGGTTGGACGAGCCTTTGCTGCTGCGAAAGAGAAACAGGCGGGACAGGCTAATCCAGGTGGTGCAGGCGTCTTGGGCAGGCTGACAAAGCCACAGCGTCCAATGGAAGCTCCAGCACCTCCAGGGCAGAAACGAGGACCACGACGACAACCGACTGCCAGGGAACAAGCCAGGAACACCAGGCAGGCTATCGCAGGTATGAGAGGGCAAGCGCAGGCGCAACGAACCGGCCTGGAGAATGTCGGTGCTACCCAGGAAGAAGTAGCGGCGACTCAAGCTGGTTTCGATCGCGCTCGCGCTGGTGGTGGTGGAGTCTTATCAGCGGAAGAAGAAGCTACTGCGAATCAAGCGGCAGTTGAGGCAACCGGAGAAGCTGGTGGCACCAGGACAGAAGTTGATGTGACTGAGCCATCTCTTAATCAAGCCAGGCGACAGAGGTCTCGTTCTGGTCGCATCTATCGGCGGTAGCCATGGCGCTTGGAGCCGCATACGCCAAAGGGAAATGGGCACTGGGCGAATGTCGGCGCTCAGGTCGCAAGATGTTGCTGCGGAACATGGTTGCGGATGGCTACTATCCGAACCTGATCGTCGATCCTGAGTGGTATGAGCCCAAGCATCCCCAGGAATCTTTGCCCAAAGTCAGAGATCCGGTCTCGTTATTTCGGCCAGCTCCTGATCAAGATCAATCAAATGCGACGATTCGGCTTGATGACAGCCAGGTAGTCACCGGCTTTACGCTGGGCAATGTCGAGGTGGACGCTCCAGTATTTGTGCCACCTGTTCTACCTCTTGCTACGCATCAGTGGGACCAGGACAGCACCTCCACTCCAGAACCAGACACCGGGACCGGATAACGATGCCGCTATTTGATCTCGACTATCAAGCCTCACCTACAACATTCGAGCCATCCTTGCGAGCGGATATGACTGGGGCAGCGATTCGGTATATAGGTGCAGCCAGGGTGCAAAATCTTTCCGCGCCTATTCTTTACGATCAGGGATTCACGGTCGAGTACGCGATTAAGCCGGTAGCCATTGGCGCACGAAACGTGGCTGGGGGTGACTCTCGGATCGTGCCTTGCCTTCATTCACACGTTAATACCGCTACCTCTATTTTTAATTTGGGCTTCGACAACTGGGCGAATCCTGGTGTGGCAACCAACTTGCTCCCTGCCTTCACAATTCTTTCGGACAGTCAGAATTACCAGGTCATCAGCGATCGTGGCGGCTTCCTGGGTGAAGCTCGTGGCAGCAAGGTCATGATCCTGGATAATGTCTACCATCTTCTTGGAACGCTGGACGTTAATGGTGTCTGCAAGATTTACGTCAATGGAATCCTGGAAGGAACGGCTTCCCCAGACATCAACATGCCGGTCTTCCTTTCAACTTTGAACGAGTTCCTGGGCAATGCAGGCAGAACACTGCGAAACGATTTAATAATTGGCACGAGATTTCTTGACGGTGCGTATCGCGGCAGTGCGGCTACCGGCGAAGCGACCATTGATAATGTTCGCTTCTATAATTTTGCCTTCGATGCGATCCAGGCGGCTCTGGCTGCGGCACAAATAGCCTTCTCAACAGGCGCTCAAAATGCGACTGCCTATGGCACAACTGAAGATGAGCTTGCAAACAATCCTGAACCTGGTGGTGGCAATTTTCGATTCGATACTTTTTGGAAGCCCGATGGAACTAGAGCCTTCACATGCAGGGGGCTAAGTTTTGAGATAGCACAAAACGATGTGTCACCACCATGGGATGTTCAGACTCCATGGACGAATCGTGTTCTGACTCCAAACTTCGCCAATATCCGTAGTATCTGGTGGTCACCTGATGGAACGAGATTATCGGTATGTACGCGAGTTGCATCTTTTAGCTTTAACATCAAAGTCTTTAATCAATCAGCTACTCCGTGGGATCTTACGGTTCTCGGTGCTGAAACGAATAAGACATTGAACAGCGGATTCTCTGGTGGTCCAGCAGATCATATCTGGAGTGCAGACGGTTTAACGTGTTGGGTACAATATCTAGGTGCCGCTCGCGAGATACTTGAATACGCTGCATCGATAGCCTTTGATCCTACAACACTGGGTCCAGCGACTGTTGCAAGATTTGACATGACCCCTGATTCCGGCACCACCGTTAATACCATTGCCTTTTCGACAGATGGCACCTTTATGTACGCAATGAGCAACCAGGTTCTGGTGTCCTGGGATCTCAGCACTCCATTCGACATTACGACAATGGCTAACTTCCAGACTGGGCCAAGCATACTTGCAGGATCTTTAGGTATTCCCAGAGGAATCACTGTGCGACCAGACAATACGGACATCTTTATTGAAGGTGACCAGAATCTACGACGAGTAGCATGGTTCAGGGATTAGACGAGACAATGAGAATTTAATATGCCTTCAACGACATCATTTACATACGACGAGCTGATTGCAGCCCTGAATGACTGGCTCGAAGAAACCAGTACAGAATGGATTGCGAACCAGAACAGGATCGTATCGCTGGGCGAAACTCGGCTCATGACGGATCTCAACTTCGAGATCTTCGATCGAGTGATTAGCGGTGCGCTGACACCGGATGTATTCGTGCAATCAATCAAGCCATCCGACTGGCAGGGAACCAGGTCACTGCATCTTCTTGGTGCCGGTGGTGCCGACGATGACTTTGCCGATGTAGTGCTGTTGTTGAACCTGGATGGCACGGATGGCGCTACGGTTGCGACCGACGCATCTCCGCTCAATAACACGGTGAATTTCCAGGGAGCCATAGACTTAACGACTTCAACCTTCAAATTCGGCACAGCATCGCTCGATGCAACGACCGGAGATCCACTGGACTTTCTCGAAATCCCTCACGATCCTGACTTTGTAACAGGCCAGCAAGATTTTACGATTGAGTTCTTTGTCAACGCGCAGGATCAGACAGGTGGGCACGACTACATCAATCATGGTGATGGGGGGAGCGGAACCAGTAATTGGCAAGTCCTAAATTCAAACGGAGTTTTGCAGTTTGGTTACTCTGACAATGGAGGGGGCAGCATCAATAACTTTCCGTTCTTTGGAGCGATGGCCGCGAACGGTGTCCAGTCACACGTTGCTATCACTCGTTTCGGAAATGATCTGTTCGCGCATATCGATGGTGTGAAGTCCGGTGCCACCGTCGATGTGACAGGGGATACGATTGGAGGCAGCGGTGTCGTAGCGATCAACATCGGCTCAAGAAATCAAGCCGGTCCAAACATCGCAGATGCAGATGCGTTTATCGATGAAGTCCGCTTCACGGTTGGCGTGGCTCGATACACGACCGCTAATTTCACGCCTCCGACTCAGGCATTTCCAGACTCTGCCTCCGGTGGGCCGAGGGTCTACCTGGAACGCAGGACTTACGAATACTGCCTGGATTACGAGCCTGACGAGACGCTGACTGATCAACCGAAATTCTACGCTGAGTTCACCGAGACCGAGTTCTTTGTGGTGCCTGCTCCAGATATTGCGTATGGATTCGATCTTCGCCAGATCCAAACACCTGATGCTTTGGGCCCTGGTAACCAGACAACCTGGCTTGGCACCAATGCAGGCGACATGCTGCTGTACGCATGCTTGCTGGCTTCAGATGAGTTCTTGATCTCTGATGATTCAGATCTCGCTACCTGGCGACAGAGCTACGGTGAGCTGGTGCCAGCCAGGAAACTTGAGCTTCGTCGTCAGTGGCGAGGCGATTACCAGCCAATCAAAGAAGCGGCTAGAACGGTGAGCCTGGCATGACCATCGTCGCCGGCACCAATTTTCAATTCCTGCGGGACCAGTTGTTCAACGGTCTTCATGATCCGGAGAACGACACGATGTTCTTCGCCATGTACACGACTCTGGCCGACATCGATACGAGGACTGCGGATCTCCAGTCGTCTCTGACTGACGAGCTGGTTGGAGCTGGATACCCAACAGGCGGCTTCCAACTCACGCAGACGGTGATTTACACACCAGGCGAAGATGCTCGTCCTGTGATGGACTTCGATGACATTGTGATACCGAATGCCACCTGGGGAATTTTGAATGAAGCTGCCCAGGGAGCAGTCATTTACAATACGACAGCCGGCCCACAGAACGACAAGATCATGTGGATTCTAAACTTTGGCTCACCGATTTCCGTGAACAACGGACAGGTGACAATCATATTCCCGGATGCAAGTAATCCGGCATTGGCGCTAGTAAGGAGTACAGGCTAATGGACGACTTTACCGCTTTACTGCGGCTCGTACTTCAGGAGACTGGTGGCAACCAGAATGTCTGGGGCGACATCCTCAATGCCAGTTTAATTCGGTTGCTTGATGACGCAATCGCTGGGCGCGAGGATGTTGATGTCTCACTTTCCGATCAAACGCTCATGGGGCAGAACGGTGCTGATGATCCTGCACGAGCAGCCATACTGATTGTCCAGGGCAATCCTGGCGTGGAAAGGGAGGTCATCGTACCGAGTACATCGAAGATCTACATCGTATCGAACGAGACCAGTCCTGGTTTCGATGTGACGGTCAAGACAGCACTAGGTAGTGGGGCTATTGTGGCACCTGGCGAGCGTCGAACTCTCTATGTGGACGATGATCTCGATGACGTTGTTAAGGTCAATGAGGTGCCGCAAGCAACCGAGACCGTACAGGGCATCGCTGAGATCGCTGACCAGGCTGAGGTGGATGCTGGCACCGATGACGAACGCTTCGTGACTCCGCTGAAGTTGACTGCGTTTCCAGCGGTGAACCAGGCGACAGAGGACATAGCGGGTGTCGCTGAGATCGCTACTCAGGTGGAAACAGATGCTGGTGTCCTTGACGACAAGATTGTCTCACCACTCAAACTGGAAGGCCGACAATCAACAACACTGCTTACTGGTCTTGCCAGAAGGGCAACTCAAGGAGAGGTCGATACTGGCACCGAGGCTGCTGCGTTCGTTACTCCAGAGACATTATCAAGCACTCTAAGCGGCGTATTGTCTTTCTTTGAAGGCACCAGCACGATCACCGGGTTGACTGCTGGCAAAACGTATCTCGTGAATGTCTATGGACACATCTTCTGTAGAGGCAATGATGCTGCCACCGATCAGGGCATCATAGTACGTAACGGTGTATCAGTTGGTTCTGGCACCCTTCTCAATGAGACTGGTTCAATATCCATCAACTGGCCTGACGGAGAAGCCCCGACCAGTGCTGGATTGATTGTCGTGACTACCGGCACGAGCATTAACGGAGTCACCGATACTGTTGCTGCTGAGTACATGAGCGCGGTTCAACTGGATTAAGAGGACGTAGATTATGGCCACACTTATTTTAGATCCTGCTGACGATTGGCTGGCTGTTGCTGATTTAGCGGGGCTTTCGCCATTTCCAGTTCCGCCAACACCAGGAGCAGCTCGCCCTCAATTTTTTGGCGGGAGCCTGCGACTTGAGTTACCTGGTAGACCGCAGGGTGCCGCTGATGCAGCATTGGCGAATTACCAAGCGAACAGAGGGCCAAGCGATGCAGCCTGGGCAGCGAAAGCCGAGACTGAAAAGCGTGAGAGAGCAACGCGAGGTGCCCATCGGCCACCTCAGCTATTTGCTTTACTTGAGGTCATGAAGGACGAACTAAATGTTATTCGGGCGGCACAGGTTCCGCCATTACCACCTCTCCAGACTGGTCAACTGAGAGCGGACCTTAACAACAAGATCAGGAATCCATGAGCCGATTACCTGACGTTTCGCTCCAACTTCTTCCCGGCATCATGACCGAGGAGACAGACCGTGGTGCGAAAGGTCGGTACAAGGATTGCAACAAGATTCGTTTTAGACATCGCCTGCCTGAGAAACTTGGTGGCTGGGTGCTTAGTTCGCTGGGCACTGAGGTCGATGGTATCGATGAGAACCTGAGTCAGCGGCCCACAGCAACCGCAGGCTATTCAGCAGCCGCAACTACGATCAGCAGCCTTAGCAGCGCAGTCTCCTGCGTCGATCTCGATCCGGTGTGGCTGTTTGATGATTCCCTGGTTGGTGGTCTTGGTGGCCGCACCATCGATGATCTGACAGCACTCGCTGATGAGTTCGTGTTTGATCTGGATTCCCCAGTCACAGCCACAGACGGTGATGCGTTTCTGATCAGGTATCCGGAGGAGTTTGCCGGTGGTGGTATCGTTACTGCTGGAGGAGTCAAGGAGTCCGAGACTATCCAGGTCGCGTCCGGAGTGACAAAGTATTTGCGTGAAGGAAGCATCGTTCGCCTGCTCACTGATTCCGGCGAACAGATCAATACGCTTGGGGCCGGTCATTCAACTGGTGCGGTCGTCCTTACATTGACTGATCCGCTGATCGACGACATCCAGGTTGGCACACCGAACGTCTTTATCTATGCGGCTGAGTCCTTCATCAGAGATGACAACGAAAGCCTGGTCGTGCGGTTTCTCAATCTCGACATAGTGGCTGACACTGAAGTCATGCTCACCCAGGCGCTACCGGAAGATGCCAATGGGCTCGATGTAGACATCCGGCCATTCCAGTTGACTGGCTGTGATGGCGACCAGACAACTACTACGTCCCTGGCTATTGGCCCAGCGACCGATTTTGCCATTGGCGCACCTGCGGCTTATCCGGATGGCCTGGTGATCCTGCCAGCACAGAACGTGGTCGAGATCTGTTACCTGGGAGTTGCCAGGGCTTTATGGGATTGGACTAGCCTGGATTCACAGCGATGGCTGGCGATTGGCACTGATCTAAAACTCTACCTGGTCAACAACAATGAGCTGTTCGACATCACTCCATTTCGTGAGACAGGTACGCTAACTGATCCATTCGATACCGACATCGATGGGCTATTTGATCCCGATGGTGGAGATGATCCGACCTTCATCCAGGTCACCGATACGGCACACGGAGCTGCGGTTGGCAACTTTGTGCATTTCTCGAACGGTGACCTGGTTGGCGGTATCGATCTCAATGACGAGTTCCGGGTTGTTGAGGTCGTCGATGACGATATGTACATCATCCGCAATGACGTACCTCCGAAGTTCACTGATACTGGTGGTGGCACGGTCGATTTTGAATATGAAATCGGTATTGGACTCGAAGGCAATGTGACGCTCTTTGGTTACGGCACTGGAGCCTACGGTCTGGGCGCTTATGGAGTTGGCAGCTTTGCTGCTGGAGCTGGAGTTCTTGGCGATCTCCGAACCTGGTCGCTGGATAACTTCGGTGAGGATCTTCTGGCATCACCGAACGGCAGACCACTGTATCACTGGGATCGCGACGATGGGCCAAACATCAGGGCAGAATTAGTTCCTGAAGCGCCGAACACGATCGAGCGCATGCTGATCTCTCCGCAAGCCAGGCACGTAGTTGCCTTCGGTGCGGGAACCGGATCAGCCGCAGCCCCAGGCCAGCCTGACCAATTACTCATTAGATGGTCCAGCTCGGAAGACTTCTCGGACTGGATAATTACACCCACGAACAGTGCTGGTGATCTGCGTCTTGACGTTGGCTCTGAGATTATTACTGCGATCGAATCTCGTGGCGACATTCTTATTTTCACCGATCAGTCTCTCCATGCGATGCAGTTCATTGGTGGCAGCTTGATTTTCTCTCTGCGTCACCTGGGCCAGTCAGTGAAAATCATCAGCGCGAATGCTGCGGTGGATGTGAATGGCATCGTGTTCTTCATGGGAGAGGACGATTTCCTGATGTATGACGGTGTGCTTCGAGTCATGGACTGCGATGTTCGTAACGAGATTTTCGATAACATCAATTTGGATCAGGGGCGAAAGGTCTACGGTGGTGTCAACAAGCTCTTTACCGAGATCTGGTGGGTGTACTCATCGGAAGGCGCTGAGACGAATGATAAGTACGTCAAATATAACTACTACGACAACGTGTGGGATTTTGGCACGATCGAACGTACTGCCTGGCATGACAGCTCGTCGCATTTTGATCAGAAGCCATACGCTACTTTTGATGGCAAGATCTTTATTCATGAGACCGGCGTTGATGAGACTGATCCAGAGAACAACCTGCTGCCAATGTTGTCGTTCATCGAGAGCTACGACATGGAAATTGGCGAAGCCGAATACCATGCTTTTGTGCGGAAGATGATTCCTGACTTCGAGAAACTTGTTGGATCTGTTGACCTGTCATTGACAGCAAAGGCTTACCCTTCAAGCACCGGAGCTGAGGTTGTCACCAAAGGACCATTCATTATCACGCCAACCACAGCATTCGTTAATCCACGAATCAAAGGTCGGCAGGTCTCAATGCGAATTGAATCCGATGCTATCGGTGACGACTGGCGTATGGGCACCTGGCGAGCGCAGCTCAGAAGGAAAGGAAGGCGAGGTAACTAATGGCTATTGGTTTCACCACCGTTCAATTTGAGCCTGTCTATGACGTTCATAAGATGCGCGCTTTGGTGGACGACCTTGAGCGCAAATTCCGGGAGCAGAATCTTGAGTTCGAGAGCTTTTCTGGCATTCATAACAATCTTGCTGGTCGTGGTGCCGCAGACGCTCATCCGATTTCTGCGATCACTGGCCTGACAGCCGCGCTTCTCGCGATCGGTGTGACCCTGGGTGATCATGAAACCAGGATCGCTATCCTTGAAGCCCAGGATGAGTCCGATTCCTTCCTTGAGTGGGGGATGTAATGCCATATGTTGGAGCGTCACTTGCAGATGGTCAGCTTCCGGAGACAGTTGCTACACTGTTCACAGCGACGGTATCGACGATCATCAGATCCTTCGATGTCTACAACGATGGTGGCTCACAGCAGGATGTTGTCGTGTATATTCTTCGCGACGGATCGACACGGAGAAAGGTGGGCAGGGCCGAACTCAGGAGGGATGAATTTGCAGAGGTTTTATCGGATGGCAAGGTATGGGTGTTGTCAGTCAATGACTCGATCCAGGCGGAGACCAATACTCCCAACCAGGTCGATTTCACGATCACAGGAGCGGAGTTAGCATGAAGGTCTTCACATCCCAAGGGATCGAGAAGGACGATAATGCTGATGTTCTGGTGGAGCTGAATGCTGTCAACAATGTGCTTAATTCGAGTAAAACATTGCAAGAACTGACTGCGAGGCAAATGCAGATCATGAACCTGCATCTGGCAGTGCTGAACGACCAATTTATTGAGGACACATAATGGGCATAGAAATTGAAAGTTCCAAAGACGGTAATAAACTTGTTATAGACGGTGAGGGTAGGGCACTTGTTGACTCGCAATCCCGCAAGCGAAGTTTCTATGTGTCGCGAGATGAACAGCGGGTTTTCAACACGATCTTTGAGGATGCCAATGCGGTAGCCGGAGAGTTCGTGGCGTATTTCAGGAATACCTCACAGAGC